TCCCATCAGTGAAGCGATCAGCACCGTGACGCTTGAGGGTGTGGCGGCTACGCGCATCTTCCTGCCGGGGCAGCCTGTAACGGCCGTCTCAGACGTCGAAATCGACGGGGTGGCAGTCACGGACTACCGGCTCACGAACGGCGCTCTGTGGCGCTCTCAGGGCTGGACGGGCCTATATGAGCCCAGTGCCGTAACGCTGACGATGACACACGGCCTTGACCAGGTCCCCGCTGACATCGTCGACCTGGTGTGCCGGTTGGCTGCGCAAAGTCTGCTGGCGTTCAGGAGCGGCGATCCCGCACCACGGCAGTTGACCAGCGAGCGCATCGGGGATTACGCGGTGACGTACGCGGACACCGAGTCTGGCGTGATGTCGCTGACACCGTTCCAGCGCAACCGGCTCGCTGCCCGATTCGGTAACGGCGGGCTAATCATGGCGCGCTTTCGCTGACGCGCACCCACCTATCTAAGGAGTCTCATGGCAGTTCTCGGAGTTCAGTCTGTCCCTACTGGCGGCCTAGCGCCGACCTTTGCGTCTGCGTCTGCGGGCGGTGACCAGGCCCCAATCGGCAAGCAGAATTATCTAGTTGTCCGCAACGGCGGCGCCTCGCCGATTACTGCCACGGTGGTTACGCCGGGCACGGTTAAGGGGCTTCCCATTTCTGACGCGGTTCTCACTGTGCCTGCTAGTGGTAGTGGCTTTGTCCCGCTTGATGCGATCTACCGCGACCCTGTTACCGGCCGCGCCGTCATCACGTACAGCGCTGTTACGTCGGTCACGGTTGGCGTCATTCAGGCTGGCTGATTGTGCGAATCAATCACCTACTGAATTCTTCGGTTACCATCTGGCGCCTTTCGAGCGTGCCGGATGGGGCCGGGGGAGAGGTCACATCGCTTGCGCAGGTGGGCGAGTCGGCGGCGATGATCAGCCAACCCACCGCCACGGAACGAGTGTTGGCAGCGCAGGGCCAGTCTCGCCACACGCACACCGTGCACCTACCGCCGGTCGCTGACGTCCGCCGTAACGATGAACTGCGTTGTGGCGCCCAGGTGTTCAGGGTGCAGTCAGTGTTCCAGCCTTCCCGGCCCATCTATGTTCGCGCCGATGTGGAGCTGATACAGCATGGCTAGGACGCGCCACCCTCGCAGGTCTGGGAGTCGCTCGGCTATCTCGGCCACGGTTGAGGGATCCGACCGGCTAGCGGAGCAGCTACAGGACGCGAGCACTGAAATGTTCCGGGCTGTTCAGCGAGCCATCAAGGAATCCGCAGACGCTATCGCCGATGACACTAAGCGGCGCGTTCACGTCGACACGGGAAACCTAAAGAACAGCGTTTCCGTCCGCGTGGACATGGGCCCGGTGACTAAGGCGGAGATTGGTTGGCGGGATCGCGACGACCGGTATGCACTGTGGCAGGAATTCGGTACGCGGAGCATGCCCGCTCGGCCTGCGCTCGGCCCGGCCGCGAATGCTGAAAAGCGCAAGCTACCCGACCGCATCAAGGCTGCTGTTAACGGGGTGATTTCGTGACGCCGCTATTCGCTATCCAGTCCGCTGTGTACGCGAAGCTGAACGCCTCCCCGGTGCTGGCCGGTAAGGTCTTTGACTTTGTCCCGGAGGGGACTGACTTCCCTTACGTCACTGTGGGCGAGGCTGCTGACTCCCCGGATAACCGGCTAGCCAATCGCGGGTGGGTGTCGCTGATCACCGTGCACGTGTGGACCCGCGCGCATGGGTATTCGGCGAGCCTCGCTATGGCCCGTGAAGTGTTCGCGCTGCTCGACCACACGCCCCTGAGCGTGTCTGGCTTTCACCATGTGGCTACGCGCTACACGTCAGCGCAGACGCTCACCGACCCGGAACCCCCGGGCGATATTCGGCACGTCGTTGTGTCGTTCAACATCATTACGGAGGAATAAAACATGGCAGGAATGGACGCGTTCGGCACTCAGCTACTACGCGGCGATGGTGCTAGCACTGAGGTTTTCATCTCGGTCGCTGACGTCACGTCGCTGACTCCGCCCGGCCTGAGCCGAGAGACCCTCGACGTTACGTCGCATGACAGCACGAACGGCTGGATGGAATTCGTCGGCAGCCTCAAGGATCCCGGCGAGGTTTCGGCCGATGTCAACTATCAGCCCACCGAACACGATGCCCTGGTTGCTGACTTTGAGGACGTTGCGCCTCGCCATTACAAGATTGTTTTCCCGGACGGTACCTCTTGGGCATTCGGTGCCCTGCTGACCGGTTTCGAGCCCGATGCCCCGTACGATGACAAGCTAGCGGCAACGCTGACTTGGAAGGTTACGGGCAAGCCGACCATCACCGCAGGAGCGTAACCCCCATGGCTTATCTTTCCACTGAGCAGATCCTCTCTGCGGACGACCGCAATTACGAGGATGTCAAGGTTCCGGAGTGGGGTGGCACGGTTCGTGTCGTCGGCATGTCGGGTTCGGACCGCAACGCCTATCAGGCATCCCTAGTTGTGATCGGCTCGAACGGCAACGTTCAGCGGCTCAACATGACAGACCAGCTTGCCAAGCTACTTGCTCGCTGCCTCACTGACGGCGAGTTCAACCGCCTGTTTTCCGATAAGGAAGTCAAGGCCCTCGGTGCCAAGAATGGCGCCGTTCTAGAGCGCCTCAGCGGTGTTGCTCAGCGGCTATCTGGTCTCCGAAAGGAAGACGTGGAGGCTGCGGCGGGAAAATCCGCGACGACCCCGAACGGCGATTCTACTTCCGCCTAGCGGGTCATCTCGGCTGCACGGTCCCGGAGCTACTCGCGCGCACATCCTCCGCTGAACTGACGGAATGGATGGCGTACGAGTCAGTGACGGGACCGCTCGGCCCTGAGCGCATGGACGCTCTGATCTCAATGCTGACAGCAACGGTGTCCAACACTGCCCGAGGTAAGGGCAAGGCTGCGGCCCCCAAGGATTTCTTGCCTAAGTGGGACCGGGGCGCCAAGCAGGATTGGCGGGAAATGCTTTCCGCTGTCAAGGCTTACAACCGTCAGATTGGAGGTACAGAGACGTGACCCTAGACGAACTAATGGTCACGATTGGCGTCGACACCACGGACCTAACTACGGGCACGGCGGACGCAGCGCAGGAAGCTAACCGGAATCTAGCTGATATCGGTAAGACAGCTGCCGGTGCTGCGGCCGGTGCTGCGGTAGGTGCGCTGTTCGCCGAGGGTTTCAGCGAGGCACTAGAGCTGAATGAGGCTCGGGCGAAACTTCAGTCTGAGTACGGCCTTTCGGAGGCTGATGCGGCCCGCGCCGGTGAGTCTGCCGGGCGGGTGTACAGCGGTGGTTTCGGCGAGTCTGTATCTGAAGTCGGTGACGCTGTCGGTGCCGTTTCGCAGGCACTCGGCGGCATGGGCAAGATGTCAAATGACACGCTCGACCAGATGACAGCCGATGCGATGATGCTTTCGCAGACGTTCGAAATCGACGTAGCGGACAGCGCACAAGCTGCCGGGACGATGATCAAAAACGGGATGGCTAAGGATGGTACCGAGGCTTTCGACATCCTGACTAAGGCTGCGCAAACGCTGCCTAAGAGCATGCGTGACGACATCGTGCCGACTATCAATGAGTATTCGGAGCAATTCCAGCGGCTCGGTATTGATGGCAAGACTGCCTTTGGAATGCTTTCCCAGTTCGTCAAGGCCGGTGGTCGAGACTTTGACCAGGCGGCGGACGTCATTCACGAATTCGGCCGTATCACTACGGAGGAAACGGCGCGGGCCTCAACCGCATTCAAGGAACTGGGGCTGGATTCCGGCGACATGTTCAAGCGTCTGCACGCTGGTGGTGCTGATGCTAAGGCTGCGATGGGCGACGCGATCACCGCGATTTCCAACGTGAAGGATCCGGCGGACCGGGCTCGGCTTTCGGTCCAGTTGTTCGGCGACATGGCCGGTGAATCTTCGGATGCGCTGTTCGCTATGAATCCGGCGACGGCTGCTGCGGCTAGCGGCATGGATAAGGCAGGCGGCGCGGCTAAGGCAGCGTCCGACAAAATGGCAGCTAGTCAGTCCCTTACGGTGATCTGGCGCTCTATGGCGACCACGATTGCCGAGTATCTACAGCCTGCGCTAGCTGCGGTGGCTGGCTTTGTGCAGGAACACCCCACGGCCGTAAAGATCCTGGCGGGTGTGCTGCTTGGGCTCGGCGTGGCGTTCAGTCTCGCGGCTATCGCTGTGTGGGCAATGAACTCGGCGCTACTGGCCAACCCGATTTTCTGGATCATTGGCCTGTGCGTGCTGCTGGTGGCCGCCATTATCGGCATTGCGATGAACTGGGAGGCCGTGAAGCTGCGTCTACTCGCTGTTTGGGAGGACGTTAAGGCGGCATTCTCGGCCGGATGGTCGTACCTAAAGAACAGCGTGTTTGCGCCTATCGGCCAGTATTTCACGCAGACGCTTCCGGGCTACCTACAGACCGGTATCGGCTTCCTTAAGGGGAAGTGGAATGACCTCATTGGTTGGT